ATGGTCTTTGCGCGGGGCTTCGTCGGCCTCCGCTGCTACGGCGCCGTCTGCGTCATCATACTGCATGTGATATCCTTATGATCCCCAGGCAGATGCACCGCTGGTGGCGCGGCTGGAGTAGCGCTGGCGCTGTGCAGGTGTTTCCGGCTTCTCGTATGCGATGCACATCAGGCCGAATGCGTCAGCCGAGTGAGAGGCCCAGTCATGCTCTGGCCCAAGGCCTATGCCCCGCTCATCGTCTCGCTTTTCGTGATACCAGCCGAGAGCGTCTATGCCGCCTTCGCACTTTTCAGCGTCGAACCATATGGACGGGAACAGGCGCCGCGCTGCCTCGATGCGCTTTGCGGCTGCACCCTTGCCCTGGTTCGGGATCGTATCGACTTCAAAGCCGGCCGCTGCAATGTGGTCCTCGAAGCGAATGGCTGTCACCGCGTCCATGTGCGCCCCGTCATGAGGCAAAACGCAGATCGCGTTGCCGTACTTGCTGGCCCTCAACCATTCGAGATGAGCTGCCAGCGGTTGGCCGACTGCCTCGTAGTGGTCGATAACCCGTATTTCCCGTCCGACGAACTGAGCGACCCAGATGGCGCAGGCATCGCGCACGCCGATGTCCCAGAAGGCCCGCACCTGCGCGACAGGATCACGGGCTACGTGAGTGATGCGCTTCTCTGCCTTGGCGATCGACAAGGCCTGGGCGAAGTAAGCACCTTCGACAACCGTGACGAAATCGCCTTCCCAGATGTGAGCATACTGGTCCGGCCGCTTCTCCAGGTCGTTGCGGCGCTCTTCCTCAAGAACGTGCGGGAACCACGGATTGTCGATGTAGTTCATCTCGACAATCCTGGAGCGATGCGGCGGCGCTTCGCGAAACCTCTTGTGTGTGGCGCTATTCTTGCGCTCCGGGTTCCATGTCACCCAGATTTCCGAGTCCGTCTCACGAACGGTCGGCGTGACCTTCTGCCATGCCGTTTCGCTGACCGGCTCCGCCTCATCCACCCAGATCAGGTGGATGCGCGCCTTTGACTTGATGCTGTCCAGGTTGTGACGAAGGCCGATGAAGACGAACTCAATCCGCCTGTCCTTCGTGCGGATGTACTTCTCGCCAATCTCGTAGTGTGCGGCAAGCCAGTCTTCGGACTCGATCGCCGCCTTGACTTCCGCGAAGGACGACTCCTGCAGCGAGTTCATGAACTCACGCCCGCAGACGATGACGCCGGTCTTTCCCTCCATGCTGAGCTGATAGCCACGAACAGCCGCCATCAGCGCAAACGATCTGGTCTTGCCTGAGCCGCGGCCACCATATGCGCCGCGGTAACGCGCTTCTCCCTCGAATACCGGGATAAGCTTCGGAGGAAGCTCAAGCTGGGCGGTGGTCATTTCTTCGGTGCAACAAGCTCAATTCGAGTGACGACGTTCAGCGGCGCGTCAGGATCGCCGGCAACAGTCATCGGCAGAACCTTCCCCAGCAGAGCCATGAACGGTGCGGGGTTCTCCATCGCCTGCACCTGCAGGTAATTGGTCAGGTCGCCGCCGCCTGCGTTCGTAGCCGCTTGCAGGATCGCGTCCTTGAGGAGAGCCGTGGTCTTGTTCGGCGTGCCTTTCTTCCTGCCGCCTGTCTTGATGCCGGGTGCCATATCTAAATCAACCTACTTTAGATTTGAGCGCCTCGACCTCTGCGCGGAGTTCGCGGATCAGTTCGCCGGCCTTTTGCAGCTCGTGAAAGAGGATGCTGCTCTGGTTCATATGGTCGAACGAAACCGCCGTCCCATCTATCGGGCTGATGAACCGAAAGGAATGCGGCTGGATTGGCTGGGCCAACTCTATGTTGTTCAAGATCTGCGCCATTACACGCGCCCCATCAACAGCAACACCAGCAGCACGACAAGCAAGACGCCGAGAAGGCCCGATGGTCCGTATCCCCATGCTGCAGAGTGAGGCCACGAAGGAAGGGCGCCAACGAGCAGGAGAACGAGGACGATGATCAGGATAGTGGTCATTTCTACCTCCGAAGGTAGCGGCCCCGTGATCGAGGCCACCTACCGTGTTAGAGTGCAACCTTAGCGGGACGCGAGAGGGTGCCGCAGGAAGGTGGAGCCGGGTCGTCTCCGGCCGCCGCCCCTTTTATTTCGCCGTAAACCAGAGGCTCGGGCCACACCAGTCGCGGGTCATCCTCCGATATGCCTTGGAAGCGCGCCTCTGCCATGCACAGGCCTTCAGCCGCCCGATGGGCTGTCAGTGCATCCCTGAATTCCCCTTGTTCAGTGACAGAGCCACCGTCCCCGAACTGGCAGTAGCGCGTGATGAAGTATGTGGTCTTCGCTTTGACCCGGTACTCTACCTTGACTAATTCTGACATTGGATTTTCCTCATGCTGAAAGCGACGGCCGCAGCCGCCTATCCGAACCATTCGGATTCCTGAAATTGTGTGAGAGCCTAATGCACGCTGCAGAGCGTGAGCCCCGCTTCGCTTGCGATGGTGCGGATCATGTCCAGGCTGCTTATGACGATCGGATCGCCGATACTGCGTGGCCGGATCGCGGGTGCCATATTTGGAATTTTCAACTTTGAGAAAGTGGAGCAGATGGCCCTATCCCTTCGGATTCAGGCCCGCTCCGCGAACCCTTTCGGCACCATCCACCCTTGACGCAAATCTAAGGTATTTAGCCGGATTCGTCAAGGAATCCAAAGACCAACTGTGCCAGGGTGGAACTGTACGACTTCTGCGGTCATTGGCGCCTCTAATGCACGCTGCACAGGCGTGGTCACGTTCCTCGGGGGTGGTCATGGGGCGTAAACCACGAAGGCCATCAGGCCTGCGAAAGCGATGGCAGCTGTGATGGTCGGCGCAGCATCGAACATGGATATCAACGTCAGCATGCCCGCCGCGATGTAAACCAGCAGCAGCGCGATCCCCGTGAAGGTCCACATCACCATCTCCATGAGAAAGCCCCGCTCTCCGTTTCCGGGGCGGGGTTGGCTGAACTGATGTAAGAACTGCATGAGTTGGTCGGGAAGGCTGGTTTCCATTCTGCAGCCGGCACCCCTGAAAGCCTTATGCCGCAAGGGTTTCGAGGTGATTTCCTAGCCTCAACCGGCAGGGTCATTGTGGGGGTCGGGAAGGCCGGAATGACGCCGGTCGCCGCAGCGATTACGGGTGAGAGCCTAACCTTCCCGATCTGGTTCGCTCGCCTTGGCTCGAACAAGGAACCTCCTGATCCAAAGTCAGGCGCTCTACCAGTTGAGCTACGAACGAGAATTGGAGCGGGCAAGGAGAGTTGAACTCCTCTTCGCAGCTTGGAAGGCTGTTACATCGCCTCGATGATACCCGCGTATTAGTCCGAGCATTCGCGCTCGGTATGCCGCTCTACACGGCCTTGGCCTGATGTAATGTTATAACACTTATCCGGTGAAAGCGCCTCTCACGCGGGGGCAAATCACCTAACTAGCAAAACAATATATGGCGAGTTATAACATTACAAGACCCTTATCGCTGATTTGCCGCAGATCTTTGCCTCGTCCGGTAGCCCCACAGCGAGGCCAGATCGTCCAGCGCATCCTTGAGGTAATCCGCAAGCGTTGTCCGCTCCCGGTGGGTGGTGCCAAGCTCGGCAATGCTCCTCCCCTCACCTGCCACCTTCTCCACGATGATGAAGGCGCGACGGCCGATGTACGTCTGGCATTCCTTCAACCGCAGGCCGGCGTCTATCTGGCGGTCGGTGATCGGTTCACGAGGACCGCCGCCATCTACCGGCTCCCGGCTGTAGTCGAACGAACCAGCGCCCTTTCCGCCGAGGGTTTCCCACAGGCGACGAAAGCGAACCGCGGCCTGTACCTGGTGCTCGTCCAGATGACCGCGTGCTGCCATCATGGCAATCGGGCTCTCCCGCAGATTCATCGCCGCAGGGATGCGCCGGGGGTTTGCCTTCGCGCCGTCGTGCTCTCGTGAATAGGTGGGGTTATCCACGTCCACGATATGCAGGATCGGTTCCCCGCCGATCTTCGGGGCCTTTTGCTTTATGCGCCGCTTTGCCGCCTTCATGCCTGTCCCTCGTGTTGCGTGGTTATTCTGCTGCCGCTGGATATGCCGATACGCTGCGAAGCGCGTGATGCGGGCAGTACGGCCCAGCCTCCGCCTCCTCCGCGCAGAACATGAATGGCCCGCCGTTATTGAGGGGCCACCTGCATTCGTGTTTGCCAAGGCCGAGGAGGTGCTTCGCGACTTCCAGTCGTCCTGCGTCGTATTCAGTTGGCTCCGGAAGCGACAGGAGCCCCGCTTCCTTGGCGGCGGCTTCAGCCTTCTGCATCAACGTCTCGTGCCTTGTCGTCTTGTCTTTTGAGACAGGTGTCCGAGGCGTGGTAGAGCGTCTGGATCTGCGAGACTTTGGCGGGGAACAAAAACCCCTGCCCTTCGCCTTGAACCTTGTTCTGTCCCGGTTTGCCTTGCCGATCACTGCGCTACGTGAAACGCCGATAGCCTCGCTTATCTCGCGTGCTGATTTATTAGCGTTCCACATTTCAGCGGCGATCTCGGTAATCTCGACAGTCCACTTGAAGGGGGAAACGGCAATGTTCATCAGACGGACTCCTTCCGGGATGAGTGGAAGCGCCTCATGCGCTCGGAGCGAGCGGCTATCCTCTTCCGGGACTCCTCATTCCCTTCCGCTGCCCATACCTTGTGAACGCCGTAATAGATCGATGTGTGGTCGCGATTGAAGGCTCGGCCGAGCGCTGTCCATTGCGTCGTCGGATTCTCTAAGAGGTACTCTGCCGCGATCCTGTCGCGGATCTCCGCCATCTGGAAGGTGAGCCGTCCCCTCTGCGTGAGATCCTTGTAGGTGACGCCAAAGTCACAAGCGCGCTGCGCTATAAATGCCGCCATAGGTCGGCCCGACATCTCACGGTAATCGTGAATGTGGCTATCGAAGCGGGTCGGCTCAATCCGCCAAACCGGGAGCTTCGGCTTCCTGCGTACGCTCCTCGCCAGTACTGGGTTCGGGGTCGGGTGATACGTTGGCGCCGCCTGCGCCGGCTTGGAACTGAACAGCCTTGCTCGTGCCGCCTTCCATGCCTCCTGCTGCCGGTGCAATTCTGATTGGTGGATACTCATGCGCTCTTCCTCTTGTCTGACGGAGGGCCGTAGACGGCTCCCAGCGCCCAGTGATAGACACTGCCGGCGGGGTACTCCTTCGCCTTGCTTCTGAATTGCTCGA